AATAAATACTTGGAAAATACCAAGAAGAACTTGGCATATTTTGGTTCCAACTTCGATATTTGTAACACATTGTCATGTGGAGAAGATAAAATAATGAAATATTCAAAACTCAACCAATATAAATCATTACAAGAGCTTTTACCAAATACAGATTTTGATTACAAGATAATCCTGTTGGAAAGCGCAAAGAATAGTGGTCATTGGGTGAGCATATTACGGTTTGGTGACACAATTGAATTGTTCAACTCATATGGTGTTCCGATTGACAACGAGTTCAAATACATTCCACAAATGATTGAAGATATGCTACATGAAACACGTCGGTACTTGACGGAATTAATTAAATCGGATACAAATAATTTCAATGTTATTTCCAATAAAATCAAATTTCAATCGAAATCAGAAAAGGTAGCTACATGTAGTAGGTGGAACTGTTTAAGAATTGAATGTGGTAAAATGGGATATAACTTGGCAGAGTTTCAACGCATCATGCAATCTGTTCAATCCAAAATAAAGGTACCCTATGATATTTTGGTTATACAATATATTAATTACCCAACAGACTTGAAATAAAATATCAGCAGCAGCAGCAACAGCAGCAGCAATAGTAGACTTAGGGACCAACTTTTAAAATATTTAAATAATTCATTTGATCGTATTGAACTCCAGTACATGTTTGATAACCACTAACAGCACCGCTAAATGGAGAAATATAAGGAAATATTGGGGTGTTATCTTGGGTTATAATTACCGTGTTACTTATTGATACTATATATGGCAGGGTTTGTTGTGCGGGACCAACTAAATATTTATTCAACCCCATTAACTCAACCCAGACGCCAAGACCATAGGAAGAATCTGCAGTAATAAAATACATTATATTGGTCATGTTTGTTCCTATTATGGCTGAATTCCATGTCATGTGGTAAGTTCCTTTGTTTAATTTACATACTGCTGCTGCTGGTTGATATGTAGTTGTTATTGTTCCAAATTTAAGTGGTATTCTGAGTATATTTTCTGAACCTTTTGTAGACATGTTTTTTTTGGTTATTGGTTTATACAATATATAATTGCGCAACACCTAAGCTATCTTTGTAAATATAACATAATTAAAACTTCCTTCTGCAGTTAAATTCCAATTGACTGTATTTGTACATGATAAATATTTATAAATCGGAGTATTATTTGTTGTTATTGTTACCATATTGCTTAGTGTTTGTCGCATTTGATTACCTGCTGTTACGCCTTGAGCACCAGTGGGGTTTTGACCACATAATATGGTTTCACCACCATTGCCGTATGGAAAATTCGATGATATAACCATTTGGCTATTTGTTATCGTACCCCCACCAGCTTGATATGCTGCTGAACACGCCACTAGATATGTTCCTTTATTTACATATGTTAATATTGTTGCATTTTCTGGACAAGCGCCTGATGGAAACAAAGTGTTTATTGTTGCTATTCGTACACGTATGATTGGAAAACCGGATTTTGATGACATTATATTCTTTATATATTGTGATCACATATATATATATTTATTATTATTTATTATTGTTGATTAGTGCTACGGGCCATCATCATTATGTATTGTTGTTTCTGGTATTGTTTCGGTTGGATGTTGCTGCTGCTGCTGCTGTTGTGTTTCTATTTCTTGTTCTCTGATCTCATTTTCAATGTCACGTTCAACCACAAAAAATCCACAACATGAAAACCGTTTACATTTACTTTTAAACATATATTTAAGAAGTAACGCAAACCCACTACTTGTTAAAGCCCCAATTGCTAACCAAAATGTTGCATTGAATTCATTAAACCATGTCATTTATTTTATTTATTTATTTATATGTGTTATGATGATAAATAATTTTATGTCATTATTGTCTCCCCAAAAACTAACTAACCAGTTAACTGATTAACTGAAACTATATTCACAGTGAGAGCATTTATTGTAAGTACACGAATGTTCATATATCCAAACGCACCTGGAGAAATGTTTACGGATGAAGAATAAGTTGTCCGAATATTTACACCAAGCCCAGTGGTAAATACCAAGTTTCCCGAACCATTATTGAATATGCCGAGTGAATATTCTCCGTTTACCTGTGTGCTAACTAAAGTCAATATGCTCACAGTGTTTGACGTACCCGTAAATATAATATTGCTATTCTTAAAACTTGTTGATGCTGCACCTGTAATTGTCAAAGTTGTGCCTAAGGTATATGTTGCCAAGTTTAAAGTTGTTACCAGATTCACGTTTGAAGAATTTGCTGCCAAGGTTGCCGCTGAGGCTGTTCCAGTTACTGCTCCAGTGAAATTTGTTGCGGTTATCACACCAGTGGATGGATTATACGTCAGAGGAACAGTAGTATCATCAATATAAAGTTGCTGATTTGGAGTAACTAATGCGGTTGTCTTTACAAATGGTAAATAAAATGATCCTGCAGTATTATCACTAATAGTTAATACAGAGGATGCACTTGTGGCGTTTCCAGATAATGATCCAGAAAATATTGATGCTGTCACAGTTGAAGTAGAAGGATTATAAGTCAGTGGTCCGGTTGTATCATCTACATATAAAGCTTTGCCCAGACCAGCAGTGGATGAGATAAATGGTAGGTAACATGTTGTTGCTAAATTGTATGTGTTTACATTTACTGTGTTGGCAGATGAAGCAGTTCCAGTTAAATTTCCAGAAAATGTGGTTGAATATAATGTTTGAAGTGAAGGATTAAAATATAAATTTGAATTTTTCTGTGGTCTATCGCTTGATGTTGTAGCAGTCATACTACCTAATAAATAATGATTCGCATTCATGACGGTTGCTTCACTTTTAATTCCGCCTGACCAATTGCTGGCATCTAATGTGTTAATAATCGCTAAACTTTGTACAAAATCTATTTTATTGTTGTAATGATTTACTTGTTTATCTGTAATTCCTTGAACCGAAACCACAGTAGGTTGAATTATTATACTATCAAAACCATAGCTCATTTGAATATTTCCACTTTGCAATAAAACAGTTCCGCTACTACCAGCAATAGTTAATCCTCCGTACGTCAACAATGCATTATTTCCTGTTACCAAGTCATAAACCTCGAATCCAGGAGCTCCATTTTGGTATGTAGTATGACCACAGCTAACCAAATTTTGTGGTGATTGAAAATCCAACATATTACTTAGTAATTCTGTTTGATGAGTTGTTGTTGGTTGAACCAGAATAAGTGAGTTATGGTCTATAAACATTTCGTCTAGAGTTTCTGTATCCAAAATATGAACTTGGGTATTATCCATGTGGGTTTGATGCGTGTCACCTACTTTCTCCATCACGATGTAATTGGGACTAATGGTTGTGCTTTGGGCATTGGTTATGCTATCAATTAAAATAGTTGTTGGGGTAATACTCAAATAATCTGTTGTTAGTCCATTTGTGATTGATATTTCGGTGGATTTGATGGTGGCATTATTTCCTGTTCCTAGGCCATCCTCAACTATTATGGTGTCAATAACATCTAAAACATTAAACGTGCTTGGCACTATTGATGTTACCTTGGATGAAAGTGCGGTTAATTTGGTGTTTAAATCGTAGTTAGAATATGACATGGTGTTGTTGTTGTTGTTGGTGTGTTATAACATGTTCACTTAATATAATATTAAATACATGTTTCACTTAATATAATATTCAATACCATAAAAATATGGAACAAGATTTATACGAAAAGATGAAAAATAATGAAGAAATATATGGAGGAGGAGGAGGTTCAATGAAACGCAAACCAAAACAATCATCTCTAGATAGTTACCATCAGAAATTAAGATTTTTAAATAACAATATAATTCCAACCGATTATAAATTTTTAAATAATTATGATGAAATAATGAAAAAAATTGACCATTTTAAACCAAACACCCAAAGAAATTATATTATTGCTATTGTTAGCATTTTACGTAACACCCAGAACGACGCATTGTATAACGGGTATAGTAAAATTATGGACAAATATAACCGTGACTTGAAAACATCCAACACCAAGAGTGAAACACAATTGAAAAATTGGATTCCACAAACACGTGTACAAGACATTTATGACATCTTGTATGATCGTGTCATACCAAATTTAAAATCAAAAGGTGTAGTAACATCCGAAATGAGTTGGAATGATATTACAGAGTTAATGTTGTTGTCGTTGTATGTTTTGCAACCTCCGAGGAGAATTGTTGATTATATGAACATGTTTATAGTTAAAAAGTTACCTAAAGTTATGGATAAAGATCAAAATTATTGTGATGTTAGTTCTGGTATTATGTATTTTAATTGTTACAAGACTTCAGGTACATACCATACTCAGGAAGTTAAAATATCACCTAAGCTTATGGATATTATTTTATTGTATATTAAGAAATTATGTTCTACGACTGCTACTAAATTAAATTTAAATTCTAAATTACCCTTGTTATGTAC